TATGATCAAAAATTGCCATCACAACTGATCTTTGCAGCGTTACGTATTCTCATTGATTTTGCAAGAGAATGTGATTATTCTGATGAAGATATTCGTGTGATGGAAGCAATGACTGGCGATATTGTGTTCGCTTATATTGCTTTCAATGGTGATTTGATTGGCTTGACGGAAGGCACCCACATCAGTGGGAACTCGTTGACCGTCATCATCAATGGTATTTGTGGGTCATTAAATCTACGATGCTTTTTCTATACTCAATACCCATGTGAGAATTTTGAAGAAAGAGCTGTTTTTCGTGATTGTGTTGCTGCAATGACATATGGTGATGACAATATTGGTTCGGTGAAACCTGGGTTTGACAAATTTAATATCAAAGATTGTTCACACTTTCTAGATGAATATGGTCAAGTTTACACTATGCCGGACAAGGAATCCGAACTGTTGAAATTCTTGCCTCCTGATGAGTTTGAATTTCTAAAAAGAGATAGTGTGTATCACCCCAAGCTGGGTGTGCATGTTGGAGCTTTGCTCGACAAATCTATCTACAAATCATTGCATTGTTTTATGAGAGGTAAGAACTGCCCTCTAACAGAAGAACATGCATGTGCACAAAACATTGATGGAGCCCTGCGTGAATGGTTCAATCATGGTGAAGAAAAGTACGAGGTACAACGTCAATTGATGACTGATGTTGCAAATCGTGCTGGAATTTCTCACATGTGTACTGGACTCAATTTAAGTTACAATGAACGTGCAGCTGATTGGGTCGCAACCTATCAACCGGAGTAAGTTCACTCCATCGTCACTTCGGAGACAATAAATCCGACCCAGTTTTAAATCTGATGGTAAGCAAAATTAATGCATGTATATGGATACCATGTTTATTTTGATCTTTATGTGTTTTGTAGATTAGATGTAGGCTTTGCATGTTTTTACGGTCCCTACTGGGGAATCGAGAGATGAGTTCACCGTGCTCAATTGTAAATACATCGTTCTGTATGTGTTAACCCGCTCTACAGTCTGTACATAAAAGGGGTTGGTAATAATTGTAAATGTATATTAGAATTTTTCCAAGGTGCCAATGTTGAGGTAGGAACTGGTACCCGGCCTATGGTTGAACTCAACAACACATCAGTTGATGCACACGTGGATGCGGTGTCTCAACAAACCATGAAACCTCAGAGTGGAGTGGACCCTGATTCCGTTATGGATCATCCATCTTTTGATTGGGTGTTCGTACCGCGAATCACACAGGGAGGTAAGATTAAATTCAAACCTCAATCTGGTATGGAGACTACGAATGACAATCGTATTACATCCGCACCAACACAAACCTCATCACAGAATGTTAAATTTCGTGACCAGAATCCATCTTACAGTTATGAAGTGCTGTCAGAAATGGATCCCACACGAATGTTGCAAGATTCTGATGATGCAGATCTCGGTAATTTCTTTTCTCGCCCGATTAAGATTGCTGAGGAAGAATGGACAACTAGCACTACTTTAGCTGCTGATTTTGATCCCTGGGAATTGTATTTCAACAATCCACGAGTCATTAATCGTATTTCCAATTACAACTTGATGCGATGCAAATTGCATGTAAAGTTTGTTATCAATGGAAATGGATTTCAATATGGTCGTGCGCTTGCTGCTTATCAACCTATGGATTCATTTGATTCGTTGTCCTCACACACAGCATTAATTTCTCAAGATTTAGTGCAAACATCACAACTTCCACATGTCTATTTGGATCCCACCACATCGACAGGAGGTGAGATGATTTTGCCCTTTTTCTATTTTGAGAATTATGTTGAATTAC